CTACTTGCTGGCCTCCGCAAAATACGCCAGGGCTGCCGCTTCGATGACCCGGATTCCCGCCATCACTTCCTCTCGGCGGTCTCCCTCCAGCCCCTCACGGTCCAGCTCCCGGTGCACCTCCTGGTAGTCCAGCCCTATCAGGCCCCCGGCGCTGCTGCGCCACTGGGTGGAGACCCGCGAATAGATCGTGATCGGCAAGGCGCACTCCGGCCACAGCTCAACCTCGGGCGCGGTGAAGTGCTTGGCCTTGAGGCCGGTGCCTGCGAGCTCGGCCTCGGTGGGGGCGCGCCAGTACAACGCCCCCACCGCCTCTGTCAGTTTCCCTTGCGGGCCACCTGGATCGCCTGGGCGTAGCCGTGGATGATCGCCGTGTCGAGGCCGATCTGATGCTGCAGGGCCGTTTCCACGCCGTCGGTGTCCAGGTCCACATCAGCGTCCCACTCGGCCACCAGCTCCAAGACCGCCTGCGCCGGGGTGATCTCGCCGGCCGCCAGCTTGTCCATCAGCGCCTTGTAGGCGTCCTTGAGCAGGTGGCGGTAGGTCAGTTTCAGCTTCTGCTCGCGGCCCTGGCCCACGATGGTCAGGGTGGTGCCGAACGTCTCCGGTGCTTTGACCTTGAACATCAGGCGGCCTCCACCAGCGTGGATTCGGCCAGCTGCGTGAACGTGGCCGTATTGGAGTTCGGGGCGTTGTTCGCGATCGACGGATCGCCGTTGAAGGACAGGTAGCCATAGCGGTACTGCACGTCACCGCCCGGCAGCTTGGCGCGCAGGATGACCGGCTTGCCGATGGCGTCCACTTCCTTGGCAGCCTTGTACCAGGGCAGCTTCGGATCGTAGTACAGGGGAATGGTCAGCACGCGGGCGTTCTTGTAGGTCGGCACGTTGATCTGCTGGCCAGTCGGATCTTCCAGAAACTGACCGGACCAGAACTGCTGCTCGCCACCGGACATGGACGGCTCGCCCTGCTGCGTGAAGTCCACAAAGTCGTCAGCCTTGTAGAGCTTGGCGGCACCGCTTGCGCCGGGGAAAAGCGCGGTCGAGCTGGTATCGATACCCAGCAGGATCACCGAATCGCTGGCGCCCGCGTTGACAGTGCCAGCCTGCGCGACGCGATTGTTGATGATCGGCCAGCCCGGCACTTCGATCAGCAGGACGTCATCCTCAACGACGGCGCCGGTGGTGACAGTTGCCACCGCTGGATCGGCCTTGGAGATGGCCGTGGCGGCGATGATGGCGGGAATGACATTGGCAAACCCGAACTGGGTGCCCTTGGGGAACTTGAGTGCCATTCGTTGTTACCTCGCTTGGGTAAATGAAAAACCCGGCGCGAGGCCGGGTGGTTGGGGTTAGTGCTGGGTGGATCGGTCAGGGATCGGGATACCAGAGCCCGAAGTCCTGCCGGGCCGTGTACTTCTTGATGGCGTCGGCGTATCCGGACACCGCGGCGCCAAGGGGCTCAGACTTCGGCATGCCGGTGCAGATGCTGTCCTCGATCCGCCGCATCAGCGTGTTCGCCTGCGCGCGCGTGTCGGCCCATAGGGTGATCTGCACCCGGGCGTGCTTGTGGTCGGGCATGGCGCCCTCGCCGAACCACAGCGAGCGGCCGCCCACCTGCTGGTAGACCGCGCACGGGTATTGCTGGTTGTCCGGTGGCACGTCCGGGTAGAACCTGTCGTCCAGGAGTGGCGCCAGCAGGGCGGTCAACTGCGGCTCATAGCTCATCGTCGCCTCCCTTGCCGGCCAGCAGCTCCGGCAACCGCGCCCGGCCGCGCTCGACCATCGCTACCTTCGCCCGCTCCCTGGCTGCATCCAGAGCCGGCCGCAGGAAAGGATCGGCCGGCACCCACTTGGGCGTCGCCAGCGGCGCGCCCGTGTACCAGTCGCCGTCCTTGCCCTTGTACCGCGCATGTGTCTGCCAGTGTCCGAACTCGACCAGGTGCCCATGCGGCGCCGTCTTGGCGTTCCAGCTCACCGCGTAGACCTCGGCCTTGTCGGTCGACGCCTTGTCCCGGTACGCCAGATAGATCGCGTCGCGCAGCTGGCCGGGCCGCTTGCTCCCCTCGCCCACTGGCGCGCGTGCCTTGGCCTCGTCCCGCAGCACCTTGCCGCCGGCCACTGCCATGGAGCGCGCCAGCTGGTGGCGGACATCGGTGAGCAGGTCCAGGCCCCGCATCGCATCGCTGAAATCGACGTTCGCCTTGATGGTCATCCGCTGTTCCCGCCTTGCTCGGTGATGATCCACGCCGCCGTGCGGTCCTTCATGTCGCGGGTGACGCCCTTGATGTCGAACACCAGCCCGTCGTAGACGATCCGCATGCCAGGGTTGATGCCAAGCCGGCCGACAATCTCGAAGCGCACCAGGAAGCTGTAGCGGGCGATGGAAGCGGGAGCGCCAGCCTGCAGGTTGGCGCGGATGGCGCCAAGCCCGGTTTCGCCGGCGATACCGGCCCACACCTCGCCTACTGATGCCCACGTCTCCGCTGGCTGGCCCCACTCGTCCTTGCCGGCGCCGCGCTGCTCGATGGTGATGCGGCGGTTGAGGTCTCCCGCTTTCATGGGCCCATCACCCTCCGGTAGGGACGCAGTAGCGCCTTGGCGCCCGCCGGCATCTCAACAGCTACGGCGCCGACCATCGTGTTCTCCCGGTTGGCGTAGAGGTCGCCGAGCATCAGCCTTATGGCAGCCACGACGCTCCCGTTCACCACGATTCCGTGCAGTACGCGATTGCGGGCAAGAGCCAGCGCATCACGTTTGGCCAGTGCGACCTCAACCATGGCCTTCGCCATTTCTGCGTTCGACTCAGAGGCGGCAGCAGCGATAGCGGATGCATACTCTTCGGCCGCGGCGGCAGCCCCGGCAGGTAGCTCTGCCAACGCTGCGGACAACGCCGACTGATCGGGGAATACCGCGCGGTTGAGATACGCCGCCGCCGAGTCCTCGGCAGACCCCAACAGTTCCGAGAGCAGATCGTCGTCATAGTCGCCGTCCACTCGGCACTGCCGGCGGCACTGCTCGATAGTCAGCAGCGGCATAGGTTCACTCCTTTTTGCCTTCGGCCAGCGCGGCGGCGAGCTTGTCCACCCCCCAACGCTTGTCGAACGTGATGCCGGCCGCTTCCAGCTTGGCGATCAGCTCCGCCTTCCCTTCCTGGTCGGGGCCTCCCGAGGACTTGCCATCGGCCAGCGCGCCGGACGCGCGGGCGCCGGCCTCCAGCTCGGGCGGGCACTCGGCGCCGGCCGCGAACTCGGTTGGGTAAATCTCGCCATCGCGCACGCCGCGAAAAGGCTTGGTCAGTTTGCTCATGACTTCTCCATGCAGAGCGGGCGGCCGAAGCCGCCCGCCCTTGGTTAGCGATCCTCGACCCGGTTACGCGGCAATCTTCAGCGCGCGCATCGGCTCCGGGTTGTGGACGCCGCCGCCCACACGCTTGGTCGTGTAGAAGTGGACGTAGGGCTTGTTGGTGAACGGATCGCGCAGCACACGCACGCCCTTGCGGTCGTACACGGTGTAGGTCTGCTTGAAGTCACCGAACAGCGCGGCGATGGCGTTGGCCGCCACATCCGGGATCGCCGCCACGTCCTGCACCGGGAAGCCCAGGAGGGTGGACGGCTGGCCGGCGATCAACGACGGCTGCCACAGGTAGTTGCCTTCGGTGTCCTTGAGCTTGCGGATCGCGCCCATCGTCTTGCGGTTCATGGCGAAACGGGCGTTCGCGGTGAAGGCCGACGGCAGGTCGTACACCAGGTCGATCAGGCCGTCAGCGGTGATCGCTGCGGCCGCACCGCTGTTGATCGCGCCGATGGCGCCGAACGGGTGCTTCGCCGCATTGGCCCCGCCGGTGACGTAGGTCAGGATGCCGAACGGCTTGTTCACACCATCGCCCGCGAAGAAGCCGGCGCCTTCCTGCCGGGCGAACTCGACGTCCACCTCGCCGGACAGCCACGCCTCCAGGTCGATCTCCGAGTCGTCCAGCAGCTGCTGCGTTGCGCCCGGGTTGGCGTACACCTCGCCCCAGCCGAACCCCAGCTGCTTGAGCTTGCCAGTCGCGGTCGCGGGGCGGGCATCCTCTTCACCGACCCAGCCGGAAGCGGTGCCGCCCATGTTGTACAGCTTGGTCAGGCCGGTGCCCGAACAGGGGACAACGTTCGCCAGCTGACGCATGTCCGACAGGATGACCAGGCGGCCGGTGATGGTGCGGTCCCACTCGACCGGCGCCAAGTAGCCGCCGTCGTCGGCCACGCCCTTGTTCATCGCCGCCTGCACTTCACCCTTGCGGAAGTGGGCCAGGAACGCGCCGCTGTACTCCGCATCGGCCAGCGTGTCGCCGCCGGCCGCGCCGCCGCCCATCTGGATGGCTGCCAGCTGCGTGTTGGCGGCGTCCACCGCGGCCTGCAGCCGGCTGATCTCGCCGTTGATGTTGTCCACCTTCAGCGCCTGGAGGGCGTCGGCGTTGCCCTTCTTGACCTCCTCCAGCTGCTGATTGTGCTCGGCCTTGAAGTCGGCGAACGCCTTGTTCAGCGCCTCGACCAGCGCGTTCACGTCGGGCGGGTTGCCGCCGTCGGCGTGCACGGAAACGAGGCCGCGGGTCACGCGGCCTTTCTGCATGTTGCTCATTGATTGCCTCGCTTAGGCTTTGAGGGTGTTGAGCAGCCCCTGCAACAGGGCCGCCGTCTGGGTGTCGCCAGCGCACGGCGTGGCAGGTTCGGCAGCGCGCGGCTTGCCGGAAAACAGGTCTTTCAGGAGGTCGCGGCGGTCGGCGCGCGAGTAGCCGGCCTTCGTCAGGCTGGCCTCGACCATCGCCAGCGCCTTCGCCGGCGCCCTGGCTTTGTCGCGGCTCACCTTCGCCGGCGCCAGGCGCGCGTCCGCGAACCCCCTGTTGATCGCGTCATCCACCGACATGAACGTCTCGGCGTCCATCAGGGCCGCCACCTTCCCCGCGTCCATCCCGGAGCGGCTGGCGTAGACGGAGGCCATGTCCTGGTCCAGCGGCTCCAGCATCGCCACGGCTTTCGCCATGTCGTGCCGGTTGCCCACGGCCACCCCCCAGGCGTTGTGGATCATGATCCGGGAGTGGTCCGCCATCAGGATGCGGTCCCCGGCCATCGCGATCACCGACGCAGCGGAGGCGGCCATGCTCAGGACATGGACGGTCACCTCACCCGCGTGCTGGCGCAGCAGGTTGTAGATGCCCAGCCCCTCGAAGTAGTCACCGCCGGGCGAGTTGATGTTGACCGTCACCGCGCGCGGGCCGATGGAGCGCAGCGCCGCGGCGATGGAGCGGGAGGTGATGCCCTGTCCATCGATCCCCTGGCCGATTCGGCCGTAGATGGAGATCGAGGTCGCAGGGTCGGGCGCTGCAGCCTGCAATTCAGGCTGCCATGCGTCGATGGCGTCCTCGCGCACGTCGAACTGCATGCCGGCCAGACCGGCATCGGCGCGGATTTCAGGCAGATTCCGGAGGCTCATCGGGTTTTCCTTTCTGGGTCATCGGGTTGCGCAGCTCGTTGGTGCCGGGCTGCTCGGATTCGGGGTAGTCCAGCAGGTCTCGGACCTCGTTCTGGGTGTGCCACGGCGCAGTGCCACCGGCGCCGAGCGCCTTGGCGAAGAAATCGGCCTGGTCCGTCAACGTGCCTCGCATCAGCGCCCGAACGTTGAACTTCGGCTGGTACTGCTCCAGCTCGTGCTCCTGCAGGAGCGTGCGCTCGATGGCCTGCTCCCAATTCGTGAAGTGCTCGAGCATCGTGTACTGCAGGAAGAAGATGCCCAGCTGCTCGATGCCACTGCCCCAACTCGTGTCGTCCATGAACAACAGCGGCCGCGGTACGCCGAACAGGCGCGCCACCTCGCCCACCTGGGCGTTCCGGTTCTCGACGTGCTGGGCCTCCTGGGCGGTGCTGCCGAACTTGTTGGCCTTGGCGTTCTCTTCCAGCAGCATCCACCGCTGCGCGGCGGCCGCTCCGGCGTACTCGGTGTCGAGCGACTGGCGCATGCGGTTATAGGCCGTCTCGCTCAACGTGCCGGCCACCTCAATGGCGCCGCCGGCCATGTTGCCGGTCTCGAAGATTCGGCTCGCCGCCTTCTCCGCGTCCAGCGCCAGGCGAATCGCCCGGTCGGCCAGCTTCATGCGGGACAGCCCCACCACGCCGTCGATGGACAGGTCACGCAGGTGGAATACCTCCTCCTGTTTCAGGACCACCTCGCCGCGCTTCTTCGAGTTGTAGCGATAGACCATCTTCCAGTCGTCGCCCAGCTCCGAACGCACCGCAGTACTGTCCAGCGGGATCAGATGGATGGGCCGTCCGGCCGACCACACCGCGCGCGCGTAGGCGTTCCCGTGTCGCTGCTTCGCCAACTCCATCTGCCGCTTGAACTCCAACGGCGTCTGCCACGGGTTCGGCTTCCGCTTCAACAGCCGGTGGACCGGATGCTCCGACGCGACCCGCTTCTTCGGGCCCGCTTCGATCAGGTTGATGGGCAGCATGCCGACCGTGCCGCAGATCAGAGACACGCAGCGCAGGACGGCCATGTTGCGCAGCTGGAAGCTGTCGTGTGCGCCGGCCTGCCCGGCGCGGATGAACTCCAGCAACGCCGGATCGTCCATGCCGGTGAACTGGCGAGACTCGGCGAGCACGGGCTTGCTCTCCCCTTCGCCGCTCCAGATTCGCTCCAGCGCGCCGAGGGAGTCCTTGTTGAACCTGGACATGGGTTTCCTTATAGAAATCGGATTCCGCGCGTCTCGTACACGGAAGTGGCCGGGGTGAAGCTCGCGTGTGCCGCGCCGATAGCCATGCACAGAGCCACGGCCGGGTCGATCTTGTTGATGGATCGTTCCTTGGAGAGCCAGCGGTTATCCCACTTGTCGGTCTCGATCACCGCCGACATCAGCGCGGACACAAGGACCGGGTTCCTCTTGAGCCGGATGCGGCCCTCCAACAGCGCCTCCTCCAGCAAGTTGAGCGAGCCGGGCATCCACATGCCCTCCGGCGGCGGCTGCCGCGCGGCCTTGGCAGCTTGAACGGCCGCCTCTAGCGGCTTGCCCTTCTTGGTGCCACCCTGCGGGTGCTCGGCGAAGGTCAGGGAAAGCCCAATCTGCTTGGCGTCATCCTCGAACCGACGGAATACGTACCGGTCATAGGCCACCAGTTGGATGGCGTAGTCCTGGTCGTAGTCGGCCAGCGTCTGCGCCACATGCCGGAAGCTGATCGTCTTACCCTTCGGCGCATGCAGGTGCCCGGCCTCGATCCACGTCCGGTAGGGCAGCTTGTCCTTCAACTCCCGCGCATCCACCGTGTCGCCTGGCGTCCATGCCTCAATCCAGGCATCAAACGTCGGCTTCTCGACTACGCGCTCCTTGCCCTCCACCACGACGGTTACCGGCACGCTGCCGGTCTGCACGACGAACGCCGCGGCGGTCAGGTCGCGTACTTGCGAGAGGTCCAGCCCGCCGAAGACCTGCTTTCCGTGGTGCTCAGTAATGTCGAAGTCGGCCAGGGCCGGCTCCAGCGTCGCGCGGGTCATCCATGCAGTTTCAGCGTCGGTCCAGACACAGAAGTGCAGGCGCAGCACGCCATTCAACTGGCCGGGGATCGCTTTGGCCTGGTGAACAATGTCCCCCAGCGTCTCCTCAGTGATGGTGATCCCGAGCAACGGGTTCGCCTTGGCCCAGCAAGATGGATCTTCCAGCGGGTCGTCGCCCTCATCGAGCGCGCAGACGTAGCTGAAAGTGCGGTCGTCCAGCGGCTCGCCGACGAAGGTCGGATCGTTGACCGCCTCGGTGTGGCCGGCGGCCACCTTCACCGCGTGCTCATGCTCTTCCCAGCACACCGAATTCCGGTCACTGCCGGAATTGGTAATCATGAACAGCAGCGGTTGACGGCGAAACTTGAAGCCGCGCTCCAGCATCTCGATGGACTTGCGGTCCGGAAGCTCGTGCACCTCGTCGGCCAACACGAAATAGGGACGCGGACCGGAGCCGGTCTTGCCCGTATCGCGCGAAACCGGGCGGAAGAAGCTGCCGCTCTTGTGGTGCGCGATGTTGTATTCCTTGCCCGCGCCGCCGGAGAACTCCAGTCGCTTCTCCAGGGCCTTCGACGCCTTCACCATCTTCACTGCGTCCGCGAAAAGGATGCCGGCCTGCTCCTTCTTTGCCGCCGCGGCGTAGATCTGCGCGCCGGCCTCGCCGTCCGAGGTCATGCCATACAGGCCGATGCCGCCGGCCATCGGTGATTTGCCGTTGCCTTTGCCCATTTCGATGTAGGCGCGCCGGAAACGTCGGAAGCCGTCGGCCTTCTTCCACCCGAACAACGAGCCCAGGATGAACGCCTGCGACGGGTGCAGCTGAAACGCCTTCCCCTCGAACTGCCCTTCGGACAGACGCAGGATCGTCTCGAAATACCCATAGACCCGATCCGCCGCGGCACGGTCGAAGTACAGCCCGCGCTCGTGCCCGTCCTGCAGGTCTTTCAGGTGCCGCCGGCATGCGTTCCGGACGTGCGGGCCGGCGATGATCCGGCCGGCAACGACATCCTCCGCGTAGGCCGTGGCCCGGTCAGAAGAACTTTTCGTCCGGGTCGTCGTCCTCGCCTTCGCCATGATTCACTTTCGTCTCGTCCACCGGCGTGGCGCCCAGCTTCGACAGAAGCGAGCCCAGCGCCTGCATTGCCGATACCCCCATTTCGGGATCGGTTTCCATGCGAGCACCCAAGATGCAGACCTGGCGCAGCAGCAGGCGGTGGCCTGCGTGCAGCCAGGGCATGTTCTCTACCTGCTCGCGCCACACCGCGATCTGCGCCTTCGTCATCCCCTTGTACGGGGGGCCGATGGGCCGCGCCTTCTTCGGCGTCTTGCGGTCCTTGTGTCGTTTCGGGTTCTTTGCCGCCGCGCCGGAGACCTTCGCCTTCGCCGCGGGAGTCCTTGGATTCGCCATGAATCGCCCCTCTGCTGGGGTCGTCTTTCCAACTGTGGATGCGTGAAGAAAGGGGGACAGTCGGTCTAGGGCCGGAACCTAACCGTACTTTTGATACCCCCGGGGTATGGTTCGATCCGAGAGGGCTCCGCGGTCGGTGCTGGCAGCGGCCATCCGTCCTCATCGCACCCCTTCACCATCGTGGCACCACGCTCGATCCGGGCGGTCTCGCCGCTGTGGCAGGTCACGCACTGGCTGTCGAACGGGCCGCCCCAGAACTGCTCCTCGGTCTCGCCAGCGGGGTGCCCGTTCGTGTGGTTGCAAACCGTCGCCGCAGTGACCGCGCCTCTAGCGGCACATCTGCTGCACAGGGGCTCCCGTGCAAGCTGCGCCTTGCGAATTCGCTGCCAGCGGGCCGTCTTGTAAAGGTGGGCGAACGCGGTGCCGCCTCGCTGGCGCATCGGCCGTCCGCTCATCACAACCTTCCGCGCCCGCGCGGCTCAGTTCGCACGAACAGGCCGCGCCGTATCCACCACTCCACCCGCTGCCAGTCCGGCTCCATGCCCGTCACCCGGGCGAACCACACCACCGCGCGCAGATACCAGCGCACCCACCAGCGCCAGCCGATGGATGCTGTGACCGTCTCGGACATCAGAACTCCTCCACGGCCCAGCCGCCGCCGTCCTTCTTCGGGCGCACGCGCACCGCGATGAACCGGAACGGGTACTGATCGGCCGCGATCTTGATCTTCGCCCTGGCATCGTCCTGCCAGAACCCCTTTACCTCGCGCATCTCCATCACGCCGTCAGCCGCCAGGACTGCGAAGTCCGGGGTATAAAACGTGTTGTCGGCGAGCCGCAGCTTGATGCCCTCGAACCGGAACCAGAGGATCTCGCCTGCGTGCTGCAGCGCGCTCAGGTGTTCGGCATACGCCTTCTCGGTCTGGTTCATCTTCCCGGCCTTGAGCCGGCCGAGCGCCAGGTGTCCGCCTCCGGCCTTGCGCTTCATCCGCAAGCCTTCCGCAAGGTCCGCACCTGGCCTGCCAGTACGGCCACCAGCTTCCGCCGCGCCGACCGGCTGTCCGCCCTGGCGATAGACTCCACCGTGCGAAGGGTCGCCGCCGCCAACCAGACGTGCAGGTCTGCTTGGGGAACGCCCTTGGTGGAAATGGACACCGTGGTCTCACCCTTATCTGGACAGTAATGAATGGACACACGAAATCTCCAGGATGCCGAGCTGGTGCTCTCGACGTTGAGCCGCTTGCACAATGAACTTGAGGACTTAATGCGGATATCGGACGGATGGCGCACCCTCAACCGGGACGACATGCCGGAACTCCGAGAACGGCTTACTGCAGTGAAGGCCGAGCTCAAGGCGCTCGCCAAGAACGAGACAGTGGACGGGCGCCGCAGGCCGCTAACTCACCTGGAGAGCGCCTTCTTCGGGCCGGCGGTCAGGTCGGCCTCTGCCAACTTCCATATGCGAGTGGATGCCCCGCCCAGCAAATGGATCTCCGGCATCTACAACTCCTCGACCGACCTGTCCTATTACATCTATCAGCTCAAGGACTACCTCAAGAAGGAGTAGCGCCTCTATCCCTGCGGCTGCGTCGGCCCGATCTCGACGGCGCAGCCGGCAGCCACTACCGCGCGCCGGGTGTCGATCAGCTCCCGTTGGAGCCACCCGATCCATGCGTCTGCCCGGTCGCCTCCTGCAACAAGATGCGTCGCGCCTGCCCACCGAAGGTCGGCGGCAGCATCTTGTCCTGCGGCAAAGACCGCAGCTCCACCGGTGCCGGCTCCGGCCGCACCACAGGACCACTCCGGCCGCAGCTGCACAGAACCGCGGCGCAGAGCAGCGGCAAGATCACGTTCGGCACGGTTCGCATCGTTGATGGCCTTCTGGTAGCGGGTGTCGTTCTCGCGCCGGCTCTGGGCCAGCTTCTCGGATGCAGCGCGCGCCTTTGCGGCCACCGCGGCGGTGGCCTCGGCCAGCTGCTGCAGGGTGGCGGCGTGCTGCGCGTTCTCGGTGGCGCGGGCCTGGACTTCGGCCTGGTACTCGCCGCGCCAATGCGAGCCGCCCCAGCGGTAGCCGAATGCCAGCACCAGCAGGGCCAGCAGCAAGCCGACCGCCCAGCGGATCAGGTCTGCATAGGGGCGCAGCAGATCAAGGCTGATGCTCATGTCCCTGCTCCTTGATCTTCTCCGGTTTCCGCGCGGCATCCGGCTCCTTGTCATGATCGACGGTCAACTCGATATGCACGCAGGGCTTGGAAGTGCCCAAGCTTCCCTCCTGATGGGTGGAGGAATAGATGTGGACATGGACCCACGGCGCGCGCCACGGAACGCCAACGCCGCACCCAACAGCGCGGGCCACCAGGTCATGCAGGTCTTTTTCATGAAAGACCGCCTTGTGGACCGTCACGTTTTTCCGCTCGGATCGAACCTCGGGATTCACCTAAACCTCCATGCCCTCAAGGGCTTTGTTCGGCCACGCACTTGGCATGGCGCTCCTGCTGGCGCTCCCACGAGCCCCAGCACCGTTTGTTCGGCTTGCCATCCACCAGCGTCGAGCAGTCGTAGCCGGCGGCGTACTTGAACCGCAGCAGCGCATCGCAGGCGGCCCGGTAGTGGGCACGCTGGGCATCGGGGGTCGGTGCGGTGACCGTTGCGAGCAAGTTTCGCCGCATGCCGGACCCACGCCAGTTGCCGATCCCGTATTGCCCGGTGAAGTCCAGGTACAGGTCGAACTCGCCCTGCGTCATCCGCACGCCCGGCAGCGAAGCCCTGAACCGCTCGGCCTCCTCACTGTGGAGGTTCCACGCCAGCTCCTCGGCGCGCCTGCGGGTGATCGGCGGGTCCGTCAGCCGTACCGGCCGGCCGTCCTCGTAGCGCGTCGAGCCGAACCCGATGGTCGGCACGTCGCCCTTGGTCGGGATGTGCGGCTTGGGCGCGAAGCTCTCTTTCACCTGCCAGCCCATGAAGCCGGCCGCGCTCAACATCAGGCCGGCGACCGCAACCCGGACCGGGCTTTTCGGTTCACCGGCCATCGCGGTCCTTCCTCCACTCCCGGTACCACTTCCACACCAGGTACATGCCCTGCAGCACGATGTAGCCGAGCGTCCCGGCATACATCCACTCCTGCACGCCCCAGCCGGCCACGCTGGCGCCAGCCACGGCCACCATCGGCGCGGTCTTGAGTACGGCGCTGCCGGTGGTTCCGATGATTTCCTCGCGCATGGTTTGCGGTCTCGTGTGCATTCCGGTCTCCCGGCAACGGATGAAACGCCCGCGGCGCCACCGGGACGGAGAGGCCCGGTCGGTACGGCGCAGCAGGCGGAAATGAAAAAGGCCCCACCGTCGCCGGCAGGGCCTTGTTGTGATTCACCAGGGCTTCCCCTGGGCGGTGCTATGCCGCGCGGCTAACAGTCAGGTCCAGCCGGGCGCCCAGCGCGCGCAGCGCGTCGGCGATGGTGTCGATCTTCGTCGCATGCCCGAGATCCACAATCCGGTTCACCACCTGCGGCGACGTTCCCATCCTGCGGGCCAGCTCCGAAGGCGTCACGCCTTGGGCCAGCATCTCGTTGAGCAGCAACGCCTTCGCGGTGAAGCCAGCCGGCAGAGAGATACCCACCTCACCCCGGCGAAGCTCCGACGGCGGCGGAACCTGCCGGCGGTCCTCGAAGTAGAACTCCATAGCCGTTGCGAGGGCATCGGCCGCCATCGCAATGGCTTCCTCCCTCGTGTCGCCCTGCGTGATCGCCTCCGGGATGTCCCGGAACGTCACCACGTAGCCGCCGTCCTCCGGCGCCAGTTTTGCTGGATACAGCATGTGTAATCAGATGGTCACTTGCGAGCCGAAGGCGCCGCCCCTTACCGGGGCGGTTCCTCCAATCCTAGCTGCTTGATGATGGCCTTCCGTGTGCCTTCCCTCATCTCCGCAGCGTGTCGGGGCAGTGTCGATTGCTTCCCTTGGTAGTACAGCTTGGTGTGATTGGCTCCTTCCTTCATCACCACGCCTTGGGACTGCAACCACCGCCTGAACTCGCTTGTTTTCATCCGCCTCCGTTGTTGTTTCGATGGAGGCCATTTTACACACTTTTGTGTAACGGTAAACACTTTTGTTTAAAAGGTGCCCGGCACCGCAGCCGGCAGGCTCTGCTAATGGGTCCGGTGTGGGTCGACGGGCGTAGAAGGTCCGATCACCACCGCTGGCTAGGCGGTTCCGGCCATGGCGGTAGCCGGTGCACTGCCGCTTAGGTAGCAGCACGACGCCAGCCCCAATCGCCTCACGGCGAGCGGAGGGGTTTTCGGCGCGGTGGTGATCGGGTTGAAAAGAAGAAGCCCGGCTTGTGCCGGGCTTTCGTCGCGTGATGGTAGGAATGTAGGGCCAAAATCGCGCGGCTGTCACCCGCGCACTACGCGGCCGACTGCTGGAGCGCGTGGCAGAACCTGTTCGCTGCGCACTGCTCCGCCTCAAGCATCTGGGTCAGCAGCCAATCCACCACTTCGGCCCATCCCTCCCGGTACGTCGAATCGCCGACGCCGAGGGCGGTGGCGCGCTCGCGGTTGCTCAAGCGTTCGCCCTTCATGTAGCCGATTGCCACCGTAGCGATCTCCGGCATCCGCTCTTCCAAGCGCTCGGGCCACAGCCGGTCGCGGGCAATGGCCACCCGCGCCTTGAGGATCTCCAGGTGTCGCACCGTGCGCTCCTCCCGGTCGCGGTTGAACCGAGCCATGCATTCGGCAATGCCCCAGGTCGCGCGTGCATCCGCGTAGTCCTTCGACCGCCGGTTCCGCTCCTCCAGCGCCATGCGCGTGATGCCCTCCAGCACCCGCAGGATGTCGCCGCGGCTCGGGTCGGGACCGTGCAGCAGCTCCAGCAGGTCTCGGCCAATGCCAGCCGGCACCATGCCCAGCGCCCCGGAGATGTCGATATTGCTCAGTTCGACCACGCCACCGCCGGCCGCGCCGTCCAGCCTGGCAACGGTGGGGTTCAGCCGCGCCAGCAGCTCGCGCACGTTGTTCATGCCGCTCTCCTTTGTTCGATCACGTAGGTCTGTTGCTCGATCAGCTCGTCGTCCGAGCCGTAGGTCTCGTGGAACACGCGCGAGCCATCAAGCAGGCTCGGGCCGTAGATCGCCCGCATCCACGCGAAGGTGTTCCCCTCCAGCGGGTGGCGTCGGTGATGCCAGGCGCACAGCGCATACCCGAACATGTGCCCGCGGCGGACGTTGCCGCTTTTCGCGTGGTTGTAGTCGCAGCCGATCACCACCAGCTCCGGCGCCAGCAGGTCGGCGGTGACGAGCGCCAGACAGGCCATGCAGGGGCCGACCTTCGCCGCCACGATGCGCTCAGCCTCCTCAGCGGTCGGGGTGCCGGTCGAATGGGACATAGCCATCAGTCCTCCTCCGGGGCCAACCGCCGGCCGGCGCCACCGCCGAAGAACCGCGGCTTGCCCGGCTTGCTGCCCCGCTCCGGCTCCGCAGGCAACGGCAGCGGACCGTCCAGGTCACGCAGCGCCATGTGCGCGTAGTCGTTCGCCAAGAAGATCGACTTCCCGGCCTCCACGTCGCGGCCCTTCGCCAAGATCAACTCAACAACCCCACGCATGTGGGTGTTCTTGTCGTAGTAGTCCTCGCGGTGGATGAAGATGATCATGTCCGCCTTCTGCTCGATCTCGCCCGACTCGCGCAGGTCAGCCATGGTCGGCCGCTTGTCCGAACGCTGCGACAACGCGCGGTTCAGCTGGCCCAGCGCCACAACCGGGCAGTTGAACTCCTTGGCAAGGGTCTTGAGCCCCTGGGCGATCTCGCCGTACTCGAAGCGCGCCAGCTTCGCGTCGATCTTGAAGTCATGGATGTGGTCCACCACCAGCAAGCGGATGGGATTCCTCGCGTGCAGCGCGCGCGCCCGGGCCATGAGCTGGCTGATCCGCAGGGACGGCGTGTCGTCAATGCTCAGCTGCAGCGCGCGCCGGTCCCGCACCGCGCCAGTCACCTTCGACCAGTGCTCGTCGGCGCCGCCTGGAGCCAGCAGCCAGTCGTGGGGAACCTTGGCCGCGGCCGAGATGCCACGCCTGTTGATCTGCTTCTTGTTCATCTCCAGAGAGAACAGCGCGACATGCCGATCCCGCGCGGCGAAGTCGGTGATGTTCAGGCCCGCGATGGATTTGCCCATGCTGGGACGGCCGGCCAGGATGATCAGGTCGCCGTCCTGCAGTCCGTGGGTCGCATCGTTGAGCGCCGCCCAGGGGGTCGGTACGCCAGTAACGGACGTGCCCAACTCGAACCGGTGGCGCAAGTCATCGAACCAGTCCGGCAACGTGTCGGTGACAGAGACCAGGCCGCCGGTCTGGCTTGGGGCCAGCCCCTGCATCAGCGTCTGCGCGGCGGCGATGCCATCGTCCGGGGTGAAGCCCGGATCGAACCCCGCGTTGGCGATCTCCGTCCCGATCTCGATCATCCGCCGCGCCAGGGCCTTGTCGCTCACGATCTGGGCATAGCCGGCGATGTTCGCTGCCGATGGCGTGGTCGCGGCCAGATCGATCAGGTAGGAACCGATTCCATCGTCATCACGACCGGCGGCCTTGGCCTGAGCCTCGAACCACTCGCCCAACGTCACGGCGTCAAACGGCCGGTCGCGCGCCACCATGTCCCGGATCGCCCGGTAGACCTGCTGGTGGTCGCGGCGGTAGAAGTCCTCGGGCTGCAGCAACGCCTCCACCTTGGCCCATGCTTCCGGGTACTGCATCAGGCCGCCGATGACCGCCTGCTCGGCGGCAACGCTCTGCGGTGGCACCCGCAGGTGCGCCAGCGCCTGGTCGACGTCGTGCATCAGGCCGTCTCCTCGCTCTCGACGCGCTCGAACAGCTTCAGCATCGTCTTGGGCTGCGTCAGGAACTCGAAATCGGGCATCCACCTCTCGTGGCCGCGCCCGCCGCCTTGGCGACCGGCGTGGAAATCGTCCCGTGCGGCGACGGCGAAGTACTCCGCCCAGAACTCGGCGGGGATGCGCCGATGTCCCTGCTCCCGGCAAATGTCCCGGGCGATGGCGATGCAGCGTTTGACCTGGTTTCGGCGGTTCTCGCGCCCTACGGCAGGGTTCACCGCCGCCAGCAGGCCGCCGTTTGGCTTGACCAGCAGCGAGGCGTTCCATGCCGCAATCGCCTCGTCCGTGACCTCGGCCAGCCGTTGGGCCTTGTCGCCGCTCTTGCCGCCGTCGGCCTGGGCGTCATCCGGCGCAGCCGATGACGAATCCGAGCGAAGCGAGGATTTAGGCTCTTCTGGAGACGGAGACGGAGACGGAGACGGAGACGGGGCACTCCCAGAATCTGCCACTGGGGTGCCACTGGCACTTTCTGGCAGTCCTTCGGGTTGCGACGAGTATTCAAACCCGATGCGCTTGGCATAGTCGGGCATCCTCTTAGCAGCCTCGGGGCGTCCGTATTGCTTGCACAGGGCAGCCCAACGCGACTTCTCGCTCCGCGCTTCGGCGCCAGCGGCCCACGGGTTGTGGTCCTCCCAGTCGTGCAGCGCGTAGCCGGCCTCGGTCTGGTCCAGGAAGCGGACGCGGACCAGCTCGGCCACGAGAACGCCTTCGTCGCCCAGCCAGTCGGCGGCAAGCTCAATATCCTCAACCGTCATCCCCGACAGGTCACCGTCGCTGCGGTTCGCTGCTGCCCAGGTGATGAGGCAGATCAGGTTCCACGCTGCGGCTTGGCCCAGCGTGCGGATCAGCTTCTTGGTTTTCGGATGGCCTGATAGCCCGGTCGCAATGCGTGCGTCCTGCATGTCAGCCCCCCCTCGATGTCGTGTACTGCATGGCTCTGCTCCTACGTCCTCCTGCATACCCGCATCCCTCAACCGCGCAGGAGTTCGGCTGTCCCGCCAGGAGCTACCCGGCGGTTAGAGGGGCGGGGTTCTGGTGGCGACGGCGCGCCTAGTTCCCTTCCGCTTCCGCCAACTTGGCGAAGCGCAAGTTCTTGTTGATCCGCTCTTCGAGGGAGCGCACACGGGCGCGCTTCACGGCCAGCATCGGCCCCGCTGGAACACGGTCCTCCAGAAGCTCGTCAAGCTGTGCCTGCAACTCGGCGGCCGTCTTGCGCAGGTACTCCGACCGCTTGCCGACCCACTGCGCCGCCGGCTTACCTGCAGCGCGCGCCCGGCGATCAAGCTCTGTCCGCAGTTGCTGATCCGTGTAGCGGGCAAGGCCGATCATCCGCTGCCTAGGCTTTGCGTCCTGGGCAGCCATCAGCGAGACCTCGAGGCGGCCTGATCGGCGCGCTGCGCAAGTTCCGCCGCATCCGCCTGAATCGATGCGCACAGCCGGCCGATCTCGATAGCTTCGTTGGGCGTGATTTGCCCATCTTCCAGGGACTCGGACACAGCCTGCGCCAGATCCCCTTGCCGAGCCGACACCGCGAGGATCGCCGTCACGACGCTGCCGCTCGGCGCACCCTCGACACGACGCAGGACGTAGCCGTGCTCTGCAGCCAAGGCGTGGAGAATCCGGTGATTGTTCGTCAGCGCCATGATCTCGCTCGCTTCCGCAAGGGTCAGGTGGTGCGTCGTGTTGTTCGGATTGACCTTGTTGCGCAGCACAGCGGCAGACATGGGCCGCTCCTCACCCTTCTCGTTGATGGTCACCAAGCGGGTCGACAACGCCTCAGCGCCGCCCGGGTATTCCTTCACGGTCTTGTGGGCTGCATCGCTGATGTTCATTCCTGGACTCCGTGAACGTAGTTGTTGGCGAAGGCGCGGCGCACGATGGGCGCCATGGAAGAGATCACCGACATTTCAGGCGCCCTCCCCGGCCAAGAAGGCGCCGCCCGCCTTGCGGTACGCTGCTGTTTCCACACGAACAGCCCGCAAGGAGGGCGACATGGAGACCGAGCTGAGAAACCACTTGTTGGTCACGACGTTTGCAATGCAGGCAGTCGTCGCGCAGCTGGCAAAGGACGCAATGGAGCGCGACTCGCAGTTCGCAGAAAAGGTGGAGGCGCTTCTCATGCCGAGCCTTCAGAAGTCGGATCAGGAAACACGGGACGCGACGCTCGCTGCACTGAAAAACCTGCTGGCGGCGTAACCCGGAACCTGTCGGCGAGGACATGGAAGTCCCGCCTTTCATCTGGCAGGACACGGAACTTATCGGCGAGAACGTCCATCTCAGGCGGTCTCCACCGGGACGATGCGGGCGGCGTCGGGGTCTTCGGGTTCCTGCGACGCGGCGGCGGCGGCGGCGGGAACATCGGCGAGCAGCGCCTGCAACCGCGGCGAAGCCGGGACAGTCGCGTCGTCCGGCCATTCCTCCACGGTCTCGCGCGGCAACTGCAGCAGCACGGCAAGACTCGTGTCGTTGGTCAGTGCCAGGCGCTGCATCAGCGCGCGCTTCGTGATTCCCTCCTCCTGGAATACGTCGGGCCGGAGAAGCTCCAGGTACTGCCGGCGCGCGTCCGGGATTCCGTTCTTCCGCCAGTCGCTAACGGACGGAGCCTTGACTCTGCAGAGCCTGGCGACCGTCGCAGTGCCGCCGAGCGCATCGATGATCTGGGAGGGGGTTTTGGTGTCCATGGCGCCGAAGCTTAGGACTAGCTAAGTCCGTGGTCAATAGCCAGTCCGAAGCCAACCCTAATTAGGCTTAACTAATGAGCACTCTCGCCGAACGCCTTTCCCTCGCTATGTCTCAGCGGGGCATGTCCCAAGCAGAACTTGCGCGGCTGTGCGGCGTGAGCCAGCCAAGCGTCCATGGCTGGTTGAGCGGAAAGTCGAAGTTCCTCCGCGGCGAGAACCTTCTTAGCGCAGCTGCGGCTTTGGTGGTCTCGGATGAGTGGCTCGCCACCGGCCAAGGGCCCATGGAGCGTCGCCAGGCACCCGGCCCAACTAAGTCTCACTCCGCGCGACCTGACCCGGCGATCCTTTCCGCCACCCAAGATTTCCTTGAGCGAGCCTTCGCTGCACTCGGCAAGAAGTTCTCACTCACGGCGGAAGCCGACCTGTTCGCGGACGTCTATGAGTGGGTTTCCGAGGACGACAGGCCGATAGATCAAAGAAACCTTGTGGACTTCGCTCAATGGCGGGCGAAGCGGGATAGTCACAGGGAGCGAGATGAGCAAAACGGACACACTGCTGGAAAAGTTGCTGGAGCGGATCAGCGCCGCACCGCCAGCTGACAAGCCGCTGGCTGATGTTGGGGCGCTTCGCCCAATGGACGAGATCACGCGGCAGAGCCACATCCGCATGATCCGCAGTTTGACCAAGGCATACCGACAGTTTGGCTTCCAGCTATTGGTGGACCAGGCCACCATCGGATGCGCGGCCATCGAGGACCTTTCCGATGCCGAGCTGCTGGCGCTACATCGAGACCTCGACCGAGCACGTGAGTGCATTGCGGATGGGGTTACGTTCGAGGATGCCGGCCTCCTGCGCTCCATGCGTTGACCACCAGCTTGTGGTGATGCCCATCAAGCCCCACCCCAGGTGGGGCTTCTCATTTGGCCCGATACGCTCAAATACCCTGAATCAATAGTTAAGTATTCAGCCTTCCGCTGAAAAACTTAGCCTCTCCTATTGACTTGGTAATTAGCTAGTCCTAACTTTGCATCCGTCGCCCCAAGACCAGCCCATCCCGGGCCGGGGCACGGAGACCGCAAATGTCCGGCACCGCCGCGCTTCCCCGCTTCCAGAAGATCGTCCCCACCCCGCCGCCGGTCCACGAGACCGTCCTGGACACCACCACCGGGCTGGAGTGGCAGGCCAGCCCCTTCGCCGAGTCGATGAAGCACGCCGATGCCGTCAAGGCCTGCGCAGAGCTGCGCCTGGGCGGTCACGACGACTGGCGCCTGCCGACCCGCGCCGAGCTGCTGACGCTGGTGGACGACACCCGCTACTCGCCGGCCATCGACACCGACGCGTTCCCGAACACCCCGAACACCTGGTTCTGGACTTCCACGGTCTACGCCGGCGACAAGGACTACGCCTGGGTCGTCGACTTCGGCTATGGCTATTCCTACATCGCCTACCGCGGCGGCGGCAACCGCGTGCGCGCCGTGCGCGGTCCCGCGCGTCAGTCCTCGGCCTCTTTGGAGCGCTGAACCATGGGCGCGCGGCAATCCAATGCAATCGCAGCGCTGAGGTGCGCTCTCCTCGCCTCCCTGATGCTCGTCATGGTCGGCTGCGCCGCTCCCGTCCACCCTGAGCCCGTCTCGTCCTCGGTGCTCGCCGTGGATGGCGAAGTCGCCATCCCGGCAGACCTGATCGTGACGAGCCCGCGGATCTGCGCCGCGCTCGCCGTCTACGACCTGGCCGATCACGACGACTGGGGCCTGCGCGCCGCCATCGCCCTCACCGCGTTGAACGGCTTCCGCGCCGCCGACCGCGTGCCGAACTGCGCCGCCGGCGTCGGCGCGGCACTCACCCAGGAGTTCTCCCCTCGCCGCTGGCAGGACGCGCTCGATGCCGTCGACGCCGTGACCAGCGGCTCCTATTCCGTTTCCCCCGACGCATGCACCCGGGCAACTGCGGTTGCCCCCCTGTCCTCCGTGGTGAACGCCGAAACCCTGTCGGCGGCCCGGGTGCATTGCGTCATCTACGACCTGGCGTTCGTCAGCGCCGCGCCCTGACGCGGCCCAGGAGAAGCCCATGCAACGCATGATCAGCCACCCCGAACCGATCACACCCTGCAGCAAGGGCCACGCCGCCCGCCACATCCATGACCTGCGCCGCGCCTCCGCAGGCGGCGGCCATGGCATCGAGTGCGCCTGCAGCCACACCGCGCGGCATCCCGAGTACGAACGCGCCCTGGCGGAATGGGAGCAGATGCACCAGCAGCCGGCCGCGCGCCGCGCGCCCAGGGCGCCGCGCAGGGTTTTCCCGGCCATGCCGCAGCTCCAGCTGTCGTTCTGAGGTGGCCATGTCGGACGACGCTCAATCCGCCCTGCTCCTGGACGCCATCTCCAAGAAGCCGATGACCGCCATGGAGATCCTGGTCGAGCTTGGCATCGCCCGCGCCAGCGCGCGCGTCTACGACCTCCGGCGCGACGGCTACGTCATCCACTCAACCGAGATCGTGGTCCGCAACCGCCGCGGCAAACCATGCCGCGTTGCGCGCTACAGCGCGCCGACCGCCCAGAAGCTCCTCATCCCCCATCTGCCGGGCCGCGCCCGGTACACCCATCGCCCAGGCAAGAAGGAAGCCAGCCAATGACCATGCAGCCGAACAACAAGTGCACCTGCCCCAGCGGCGACGGGTCGCTGCGCTGGCCGTGCCCAGTGCATCCGGCCGCCTCAGCGCATGAGGCGGTGGCGTGGATGACGCGCAAGGCTCTTGATCGCTTTGCCGAACATCGGGCCGGCAATGCCGATGCAGCCGCCAGCAGCTATGCATACGCGATGCCGGATGACGATTGCTTCGTCCCACTCTACGCCGCCCCCGTCACCGCAGCGCCGGCCGAAATGTCGCCGGAGTTCACCGACACGGCCCGCGCCGCCATCGCATGGGTGCTGTGGCACCACCAGGGCGCCAGCTCGCCGGTGGGCCAGCCGCTGCGCTTTGCGCTCGGCATGGGCGCGGACGAACCGCTGCCCGATTGGCGTATCGCCGAGGCGAAGCGCTACGCCGAATGGGCAGGCGCGACCACGGCCGAGTTTCACAAGGCGCACGCCAGCACCCCCGCAGCGCCGGGGATTGACCTGTCCAAAGTTCCGCGTTACGTGCTGGCACACGACATTTATGTCTCTGAGATGCGCAAGTCTGAGCGCGGCGCTTGGGTTCGCCTGCGCGACGTGGAATCGGCCCTGATCGACGCCAGCCCCAAGGGCGCCACGCTGAACGAACAGTTCGGAAGCGCCGAAGGGTTGGACAGCCCCAAGGGCGCGCTGAACGAACAGTTCGGAAGCGCCGAAGGGTTGAGCAGCCCCGAGGGCGGCAGCGAGGCGGACGACGCGGCGCTGCTGAACTGGATGGACGCCAACGGCTTCACCGCCTACCGGTCGGTCGATCCCATCGATGGTATTTCCGGCCACTGCGTGGTCGTGCACGAGACGATGGCCCCGAGGCGCGGGAACGTCCACGACACCATCCGGGGCGCCATTCGCGCCGCGATGAAGGCGCAGGCCGGCGATGCGGAGGTGCAGCCGTGAGCCAAAAATGCAGCGAATGCGGACGCGAAAGTCCGCTTGGGCAGCCCTTCCAGCACTACTGGGGCTGCGTACACGACACGTCAGCGCGTATGCCGCTGCTGAGCCAAATGGGGCGCGGACAGCAGCAAGCGCAGGTTGACAACTTGCAGGCCAACAGCCACGGCGCGGGGGTGCCCGATGGCAATTGATTACAGCAGCATCGACGCAGCAATTGTCAGCTGCATTGAAAATGGGGCCGACACGTTTGGCGCGATCTTCCCGAATCGAAAGGTTAAGGAGGCGTGCGTCGCCGCGTTCGGCGATGAGCGAGCGGACTGCTACAGAATCGTGGACCGCCGGCTGCAATCACTGCGCAAGAGGGGAGCCATAGAGCTTCACAACCGAAAGTGGGTGGTGCGCCATGGCTGACCTGATGCAGCAGGCCCGCGAACTGCTGGCGGCGGAGTACAGGACCCGTGGTTACAGCGACAGGCTGGCGCTGGTGCCCGGTGTATGCCGGATGAGCGAAGCGGCAGTGGGTGTCATCGCCGACGCGCTGCGCGCAGCTTCTGAGCGCGAAGTCGTCAGCGAGGCTTGGAGGCTGATTAACTCGGGCGGAGATCAGGTCGGCGGCCTATACAGTTCTGAGCCGGCCGCCTACGCGGCCGAACTGACGTACCGAGGGAACCGGAACAGGCAGCCTTACACCGTGCAGCGGCTGGAGATCATCGCCGCCCGCCCGCAGGGGATGAAGGATGGCCGGTGATATGCCAATCGGACTGTGCGCCGTGTGCGACGAGCCGCTGGACCTGAGCGATGCAGGAATCTGCAAGACCTGTGGCCAAGGCTTTTGCTGGGCTGGTTGCGGTGGGTGGTATGGCGGCGAACATGCCTGCCACAACTGCGCGCCGGAATTGGTAGAGGAGATCGGCTGCCCGTTATGCGGCGAGCCATGGTGCGACGCGGACTGCGGAGAGGAAGCGGACAGCCCGCAGGAGGCGAGCGATGCGTGAGCCGATCCGCTACCTGTCCCTGTTCTCCGGTATGGAGGCTGCGCATCTGGCCTGGGCGCCGCTGGGCTGGGAGTGCGTCGCCGTCGCCGAGATCGAACCGGCGGCCTGCGCACTGCTGGCGCACCGGCTGCCGCATGTCCCGAACCTGGGCAGCGTCACCGACATCACCGCCGAGAAGATCGCGACGCTCGGACACATTGACGTCGTGATCGGCGGCAGCCCATGCCAAGACCTGTCCGTGGCCGGCAAGCGCGTTGGCTTGGCCGGCGCACGCTCTGGGCTCTTTCACGAACAACTGAGGATCTTCAATGCAGCAAGGACTCTTTGCGGCGCTCGCTGGCTCGTGTGGGAGAACGTCCCCGGCGCCTTCAGCAGCAACCAGGGACGAGACTTTGCTGTCGTGGTTGGTGCGCTCGCAGGATGCGAACTCGATGTCCCGCCGGACGGCTGGGGGAATGAGGGCGTGGCGTTGGGCGACAACGGGCTCGTCGAATGGAGCGTGCTTGACGCGCAGTGGTTCGGAGTGGCGCAGCGGCGCCGCCGCGTGTTCGCTGTCCTCGATACTGGAAACTGGGCCGATAGACCCCCGGTACTACTTGAGCCCGACAGCCTGCGTGGGGATTCTGCGCCGCGCCGAGAAGCGGGGGAAGGAGTTGCCGGCACCCTTACGCGCAGCGCTGGCGAGCGTGGCGCGGAGGACGGAGAGCGTGGCCAGTTGATTCCAGAGGTCTCTGGCACCCTGGTCAGGAACCCCAAGGCGGCAGGTAGCGCCACCCAACAAGACGCATACGCTGGCCTTCTGCTGCCCGAAGTCGCCCACACTCTCCGCGCCGATGGCTTCGACGCCAGCGAGGACGGCACCGGTCGCGGCACGCCACTGGTGCCGGTGCTGCCCTTCGACACGACGCAAATCACATCGGTGACCAATGGCAGCAGCCCCAGGCTGGGCGATCCATGCCATCCGCTTTGCGCTGGCGCTCATCCGCCGGCTATCGCATTCGACTGCAAGGCGGGCGGCGACACTTCCCTGTCGATCGGTGAGGTCCCCGGAACGCTACGGGCGGCACACGGCGGTGGACATGCCGCCGTCGCATACACGACCAAGCTACACAACACGGCGAGCAACAACGCGGGAAAGCTGTTCAGGGAACGCACGACATGCCTGGATGCGAACAGCCCGGCACCAGCATTGCTCACACCGACGCAGGTTCGCCGGCTTACGCCACGCGAATGTGAGCGCCTGCAGGGCGCGATCGACGACTGGACGCTGGTGCCGAACGCCAAGGGCAAGCCGATGGCCGACGGCCCGCGCTACAAGATGCTCGGCAACAGCTTCGCGGTCCCCGTGATCCACTGGATAGGCCGGCGCATCCAGATCGCCCATACCTGGCTGCAGAGGGCCGCAGCATGACCCAAAACCTGCAACCGCTCGCGCCGACCATAGGTGCGCAGCCGGTGCGAAAGCGCACCGGGCGGCCGCCGGTCCTGATCAACTGTGGGCGCTACGGCCGGCTTTCTGTACCACAGATCGCCGTGGTTGCCGGGGTGACGGACGCCGCTATCCGTGCCCGGCTCCGCTACGGCTGGAAGGGTGCTCAGCTTTGCCAGGCTGTCGGTGCGCGCCCGAATGCGAAGCGCGGTGAGATCCGGGTGCCGACAATGCTGATTGCGGTGCAGCTGGCCCAGCGATTCCGCGACCGGGCGCCGAGCGCGGAGGAGATCCGCAAGTTCAGGCCGATGAGCCTCTCCGCGGCGAGCCGCTGGCGCCAGGTCATCCGCGCCGCGCTCGAAGCGAATGGGCCGCGAGGTGCCGGCGATGACTGACTTCAACATCAGTCCGGCCATGGTGAAGGCACTGCGCCGGCTCGCTCACGGGCAGAAGGGCTTGGACGAGGAAACGTATCGGGCGCACGTCAGGGCGGTCGGGTGCGAAAGCACCCTCGATCTCACCCGGCCGCAGCACGCGGCGCTGCTGCAGCGCCTTGTCGCCCTCCCCGATAGCCCGAAGGGCCGCGGCAATGCGCAGCGCGCCTGAGCAGCTGGACATCTTCGGCTATCGCGCTCGGCGCCTGGCCGAGATCAACCGTGTCGCAGCCGATGCAGCGCGCGTTGCCTACAACTTTCCTCCGACCGTCCGCGAAGAACGCGTGCGGTTCTATCTGGCCGAGGCTGAGCGATACGAAGCCATGGCCGCCAAATGCACGCCATCGATGGCGTGACCCCTACTCCATCTACCACCGCCCTGGAGGGCATCATGACCGAGCAATCCCGTTTCACCCAGCATGCCGACGGCATCGTCTACGAGCCGGCCCGCGATCTGCACTGGACGCAGGACGACGTAGCCGGTGGCCGTATGACCCATGCCGACGCGCTGACCGCCGTCGCCAAGCTCAACGCGGAGGCGTTCGGCGGCTTCACGGACTGGCGCCTGCCGGAGGTCGAGGAACTGTTCCTTCTGGCCGACCGCTCGCGCTGCAGCCCTGCCATCGACACCGCGGCTTTCCCGACCTGCCAGTCGGATTGGTACTGGACCGCGACCGATGACGCCAGCGAGGAGAAGGACGATGACACCGGCTACTCCGACTACGCCTGGTTCGTCCACTTCGTCAATGGCAGTTCCAACTTCTACGGCCGCGGCTACGGCCTCCGCGTGCGCGCCGTGCGCGGTCCCGCGCGTCAGTGATTTGCATCTTGGCCTGACCTGACCGAAGCCGATGACCTTCCAGCTGCCACCCATCGCCAAGACCGCCGAACGCCTGCTGCTCGAAATAGAGCGGGCGGTCGCCGGCTTCCCTCGCCGACACCGCTACACCGCCGGCGCGGATCTGCGACAGCAGGCGATGGGCATCACTGTGCTGGTCCATCGGGCGTGGCGGGACAGAAAGCAGCAGCTCGTCCTGGTCGAGCGCGTCATGTGGGAAGTAGACGCGTTGAAGATCAGGATGCAGCTGTGCAGCCAGCTTCGCGCCTTTGCGAGCCTGGCGCAGTTCGAGATGCTGGCCCGGATCGCCCGCGAGCTTGGCAAGCAAGCGGGCGGCTGGTATCGCCAGCAGAGCAGTCCGCACCCCAACACCGGCCAGAATGCGCAGGGTCGCCAAGCCCGTGCGCAGCGTGCCGAGAAACTGAGTACCCGCGGCACCTCCAGCTGGGAGGTCTACCGATGACGAGTCCGTGCTATCCGATACTGGCCTGCGCGGATGGGTTGCAAGATCGCGGGGACAACGCCTGGATCGTCAACTTCGACAATGGCAATTCCAACATCAACAACCGCGACAACAACAACCGCGTGCGCGCCGTGCGCGGTCCCGCGCGTGAGTTTCAGGGTGCAGGGGAAGCGCAGCAGGTCACGCTGCGCGACCTCCATGCTGCATGGAAGGCAGCGCGCCGGCAGAAGGTGCCGAGCGCCAATCAACTCGACTTCGACACCCGCTGGGGCGACCGGCTGCTGGATCTGCAGGAGCAGATCAACGCCGGCGCCTGGTCGCCCCGGCCCACCACCTGTTTCGTGGCCACCCGGCCAAAGGCCAGGGAGATCCACGCTCCCGATTTCGGAGACCGGGTTGTACATCACTGGCTAATTCCGAAGCTGGAAGCCATCTACGAGCGGACATTCATCGCCGATTCGTTCGCCAACCGGCGCGGCAAGGGATCGCACGCCGCGGTGCGGCGGCTGCAGGCGTTCGTCCGGCAGGTCCATAGCGGCCAGGGCGGCGGCTACTACCTGCAGCTCGACATCGCCAATTTCTTCAACCGCATACACCGGCCCACGCTGTACCGGATGCTCAAAGCGCGGATGGAGCGTCGCCGGTTGCCGTGGATCGCGCGCAAGGCCACGCATGCCCTGCTCCGGTACTCGCCGCTGGAGATCGGGGTGCGCCACGTCGCCACGGCGACCGACCGGGCGCTGGTGCCGCCGCACAAGCGGCTGGAGAACGCCCCGGCCGGCTGCGGCATCCCCATCGGAAACCTGTCGTCGCAGTTCTTCGCCAATGTCTACCTGGACCGGCTCGATCAGTTCATCAAGCACACGCTGGGCGCGCTGCGCTACCTGCGCTATGTGGACGACTTTGTGCTGGTGCACCACAGCCGCGAACAGCTGCTGGAGTGGAAGGCCCGCATCGTCCAGTTCCTGGCCGACGAGCTGCGCCTGTCGCTGAAGGAGGACGCCGACCCTCAGCCGCTGGCTGCCGGTATCGACTTCCTCGGCTACGTGGTGCGGCCAACGCACACCACCGTGCGCCGCCGCGTCGTCTCGCATGCCCGCGCCGCGCCGGCGGCCTGGGAGAGCGCACACAGCGACGCCGGCCGGATCACTGGAACGCCCGATGACTTCCGCGCCGTGCGCTCGATCTGGGCCTCGTATGAAGGCCATTTCCGGCATGCCAATGCACACCGCCTGCGCGCCGGTTTCATCCGTCGATTCCCCTGGCTGCCGGCGGCCACTCGCCCGCGCCGCTACTCGCTTCGCGCCGAAGGTCGGCGCATCACCATTTCACAAGGAGCCTGCCGTGAGCGCGGCTGAAAAACTGGAAGAGCTACTGTCGATTGATCGCGTGTGCGAGCTGACCGGGGTCAGTCGGGCCTACATCTATATCCGCATCGGGGAGAAGACCTTCCCCAGGCAGATCAAGGTCGGCAAAAGATCGCTCTGGCTGATGAGCGAGGTGCAGGCATGGATCGCTGCTGAGGTTTGCGCATTTCGAGAAAACGAAACGGGCACCAAACGGGCACCAGCGAATTCTGATGGCTGCAATGAGATGGCGGAAACGGAGCCAACTCACTGA